TTGTTTAGCGTATCTGCTGTCTAATAGTTCGACTGCTGCTGCTTCATATTGGAAAGATTCTAGTGCTAACCACATTCTCTTGAATTTAAGAAGCCCATTTACACCAAGTTGGTAACTGAGGTCAAATAGCACCTCTTGCTTCTCTTGCGGTAGTCTAAGCACTATCGGCTTCTCTTGTAGTAAGTGGTTTATCTTTTTGCCTAGTCTATGCTTTAAAAGCAGTTCCGCTTCTTCTTTGTCTAGTGGCATCTTTGTACCATAGCCCAGAGTGTCGATTCCTAGTGAGTCTTTATAGACATGCTCCACGAATCCCTCAGAGGCTTTTATGTTCTCTACTAGCTTATTCATATCTACTTTCCCGCCTTTTTATCTTTCACTGTTTTGGTTATTTTCTCAGCACCACGACTTCCAAAGTATGCCACCGTCATAGTGACTAATAATGTTTCTAATAATGGAATGTAAGCACTATTGATCTTAAATGCTCCGATCTTAAATGCTCCAATGTTCCCGTCTGCTAAAACTACACCACCGAATAAAACTAATATCGCTAAATAACTTACAGGTCTAACAAGTCTTGTAACAAGATGCTCATTATCAGATGTCCAGCGTTTTGTTATTTCGACTTCATACTGTTGAGAGATTTTCTTATCTTCTAGCCGAGCCTCATTTTTTATACGCTCTAACATGTTTTTAGCTTTTAACCGTTCTTCATCGCTTGTAAATAGCTCATCTATGCCTTTTGCCACACTATCTACTACTTTATCTACACCACTTGAAAAAATTGCGTTTAACCATCCCATGTCTATCCTTTTATTAAAATCAAAGCCACTATATAAGGCGATAAATTAAACATAAGTATGTATAGTTTTCGCTCTAGTATGTGTCTTTGGATCATCTTTTGAAATATTTTATCATCGTCTAGGTATTGCACTAAATTATCTCTATCAAGGATATGATAAGTGGATATGAAATTAAGCATATCCTGATTTAGTTTAATACCCCGATAAATCATTATAAACCGAATTTAAAAAGTAAAACCGTTGCAATAATTGAAATAATTGCTGTTAAGAAGATTTTTATAACTTCCCACGCTCTCTTGTCTTGAGTCTTAATCTGATTATCTCTCTCATCTAAAACCTTATTTAGTTTTGATATTTCATTATCTGTGATAGTTTCTTTCATCTCTTTAAAGCCGTCTGAAATTTGCTCTTTCATGTCCTCAACCTTTTTATATAGGTCGTCAAACTTCTCAGCACCTTTATCAAAAGCTTCTTGATTCTTCTCTCTATCATCTTTTATGGTGTTGATTATCTGCTCTTGACCGTCCTGCAAACTCTTAACTGTTTCAGTTTGTTTGATTTGTGCATCGAGTTCTGCGATTTGTGGTACTTGATTAAGCATCCAAACATTCCGCCTAGTGAAATATAAGAAGCATGAAGCCATCCAATTTTGGCTTTAAGGCATTTGAAAAAGTTGCTTGTGCCACAATTATTATCATGGTTTTTGCAACATTCAGAGATGTCTACACCTACCCATTCTTCTGGAAAGTGTGTGCAGTGGTCTTTCTTTCTCACTAGAATATCACCGTTGCGATTTCAGTTAAATACTCTTCATCTGTTGGAATTATTCCACTTGCTTTTGCAGTATTTAGAATCATATAGTTTTTAGTAATTATTGCTTTGTACCAAGTCATAATTCTCGTTGCTTCTACTCCAAAGGTAGCATCGTCCATCCATAGCTGAATCGTTGCGATTGAGTCGTAATCAAGTTCTTTTAGTTTAGCGTTGAAGATTTCTAAGTATAATGACTTGAAATGTGCAATCGCTCCTATTTCTGCTTTCTCTTGTAGCTTCACTTCATCTTTAGCATAGAATCCATTATCATCTGCTTCTAGGCAGAACTCATAGTAGTTACCGTTTTCATCTGTCTCAAAGTTGTTTAATGAACTCCAACTGTTATCAACTTGCTTGATAGACAGCATTAAATATCCATCATTGTTTAATTTTCCATATTTACTCATTTAGTTTTTACCTCCAAATATTATAGCATTAATAAGAGATTCATCATTTGCAACAGTCGAAGAAGCAGAATCAAGATATGCAGCTCTTATCTTAAATCCAGTAGTTGTTTTTGCATCAATACCAATTATTCTTCCCGATGAACCAAAGGACGCTATTCTCGTAGATACTACAACAGTGTAATTAGCATTATCCATTGGTGTTTCAAATACAACATCATAATCTCCTGATGCATTTTTTATAAGATTCCCTACATTAAAACTATCTGTAATTGATGTAGTGCTGCCGTTAAAAGCAATCCATGCGGCACTAATACTTTTTCCCAATATTGTTCCGTAAAATTCTATATCTCCATGATTTAACTTAGCACTTGAAACGGTGGGAGTTCCAGTTGGTGTATCATTCGCAGTAAAAGTGATTGTATCTGTATCTACTACTGATACAACCGCCCACCTGCCATTTGGTGCGTTTGTAGTAGCTACTAAACCGCTCACGCTGAAATATTGGTCAACTACAAGATTATGTATTGCTGATGTGTTTATTGTGATTGTGGTAGTGTCAAACGACCATGAATCGACCGAAACAGTTTCGCCTATTGTTAAGTCACCTAATTTTGTTTGAGCATCTTTTGTAGTATTTAGAGAATTAACATTTACAAATTCAGTAGTAGCGACTTTCGTAGAATTGTCACCTAGTGTTGGTGTTGGTGCTATTGGGCTGTCACTGAATGTTTTTACACCTGCGATTGTCTGAACACCGGTAAGCTTAACAGCAAAAGCATCTACTTCTGTTTTAGTGTAGACATCCGCTGCGGTCCACAAGTAACCGCCAGCTTGCAAAGAAGCGACATTAATTAAAGCATTGGCATTAGAATTCCATTGAAGAAAGTTTAATGCAACTGGTGCAGGAATTTCAGTGCTTACACCTTGTACTGAATTTGAAAGAGCGAGCGACCTGCTCTCTTTTTCTTTTTGGTCTGCGATAAGATATGTTTGATAATTTTGATCGTCATTGATAACATCAGCAAGTATATCACCGTTTGTTTGGTATTCTACATCTCTGTCTGTCGGAAGTTCTCTAAGTAGTGTAAGTGCATCTCCTGCTGTTGCTCCGCTTGTGAGCGTTACCGTACCACCACTATCTCCGGTGATTGCTACTGTATAATCAACATCAACTACTAGAATATCTGCATCATCGTCAGGTGCATCACCTACTGGTGTCTGATAAACAACTATGTCTGTTTTCTCGTAAATCTTAAATAAGAATGAGAATAGTGTTTGACTTGCTGAGGCGGTGTACTCAACTCTCGGTGTTTCGCTGTTATATGCCATAATAAATCTCCTTTGTTATTATATCTAATCTTCAAAGAACTCAGCTAAGTTCTCTGTCGTTTCAGATACTACTTCTTGCGCTGATTCTATGCCTATCGCTTCTGATACTTCTTCTCTTGTATCAACTAGCCATTCTAATTTTTCTTGTCCATACTCTTTTTTACGCTTTCTTTCTTTTCGCCTCTCCGCTCTTTCGTAATCTTCATCAAGCATTATTTTTAGATTTCTTACCACATAGTTATCCCATATTGCCTGAGTGTACCAAACCTTAGTGGGATTAAGATGTCTATTTGTGAATTCTACTAACTCTGAACCAAAGTGAGTGTCAGGATTGTCAGGATCAAACGCTTTTTGAAGATTCCCGTAAGTCAAATCTAACAGCTCTCCCGTTGTTCCTATTGTTGGTCCACCGACTGTCATAGCTTTGCTTCCACCGAATCTATTTACATCACTAAATAGAAAGTCTCCTACGATACCAACTCCACCACCTTGTGCCATTGCAGCACCCCAAAACTTTAAGGCATCTTTCTCTTCTATATCTTCACTAAATGGGTTAAAGCCCTCTCTGAGTCCATAGCCTTTTGAAAGGTCTTTAGCTGTCATAGCTAATGCGCCACCGACTGTTAGCGTTGTGAATAGTGCTGCACCATAAGCTAATTTGCTATTTGCTTGTCTAAACATTCGTGAGCCTTGCATAATCATAAAGGTTGCAGGGAATGTCATAAACTGTGTAGAGCTTCTTACTACTTCACCTGTAATTGTTCCTTTTGATTGTCCTTGTGTAGACAATGCTCTTGCTCTAGAGTTACCCATTATTACTGCATAGTCTGCTTCCTCCTGCACTTTCTCTAAAAGCTTAATATGCTCGTCTACTGATAAATCAGCAAGTTTCTTTTTGCCAAGTAGTTTCTTAAAAAATTGTGCTTTGAATGACATTCTTGCTGACTCTGTTAATACATTCATCATCGTTGCTCTCATAACTGCTTCTGATGCAGTAGCCCAAAACCCGCTCCCTAGCTCACTATATCTTCTTGTTACTTCTGAACTGAACACATCAGCACCTAATCCCATAAGCTGCTGTTCTTCAAAACCTTTTTTTGTTCCGCTTTTGATAAAGTTCTTAGCGTAGTTTCCCAATGTTACAAGTGGATTCATTCCTCTATATGCTGCAGTAAATGCTCCTAGCATAGGATCAGTGATTGTTGATAGTGTTGCGCTTCCTAATAGTGTCGCAGTATTCAAAGCTCTTAAACTCTGTAATGCTTCTGCGTATGCAAAGCTTCCCATATCTCTATCGACCTTTCCACTAATTACATTCCACATCTTCTCTGTAAGGTCTAGCCCTGCACCCGGTTTACCTTCCCCTGATAAAGTCCTTTTCGCTCTTACTTCATCAAGAAGAGTTTTAAACATAGCTTCGGGATTAGGACCTAAGACTTCAATCATTGCCATATCAGTAGTCATCGTTCTTATGTGGTCATCGAGTGTAGCTAAGGGGTCTTTCGCACCAAATCTTTCCTGATATGCAATCCAAGAATCAGCATCTTTAAAATCAAGCACTCTTTCTTCTGCGTGTTTGTTCACTACTGATTTCCCCATTCCTGCACGACCTCCACCTGGTCCAACCTTATTTAGTCCACCTGTTGCTATCGTGTCATAAACATAATCTAAATCTAATGAGCCTCTGTCAATATCTCTTAGTGTTGCTTCGTCAAGTAGTCCTCTTGTGAAATTAACCCATTCTTCTTTTGGTGTTTTTCTAATTGTTACTGCATCGTGAGACTGTGGTAGATATCCCTTTCCTGTTCTAAGCTTTCCGACATCTCCCCCGAATTTATTAAACCTTGTTCTTAAAAACTCCAATAGCTGGTTAGCTTCACCTGCCATTTTTGAGGCTTGTGGGCTAGAAGTATCCCCGTCAATTACAGCCTTAACAAAAGCCCGTCCACCCTCTACATCTCTTTTTAATCCCCACATTGTTGTTGATAGTTCTTGCTTTAGTGTAGGAATAAACTTTTCAGCATAACCTTGTAGTGCTTTCTGCTTATACTCTACATTTGAGTTTTGAGCCTTTGCCCAAGTGTCATTTGAGATAATTGCGTCTAGTCCTGCGCGTGGTCCGTTTGGATGAGTGTTGATTAGTTTTTCTAATCTCTCATGTGATTCTAATCTCATCCCTAATAGCTCTTTTGTTCTTGCGTTTTTGTCAGCTAATTCTATAATTGTTTTTGCTTTATCGTCAGAGGATTGTATTGCCTCTCTTATGTATGTAGGTATATCATCACAATTAATTTCTAAACTCATAATGCACAATCCTTAGCTTTTTGTATGTATGCAGCTTCAATGTCTACTTCATCATTTAATTCTTTATAGCTCTTATAGATAGGCTCTCCTGTCTCATCTACACCTGAATGTATTTTCATTTCAGCGCCCTCTACTTTCAACGGTTGTGCTTCTCTTGCTTTTATTGTTGTCTCAGAGGAAGTCTCAGATAAATAATCAGCGTTGTTTATTTCTTGACCTTTTGCATTAGGGTTCTTTATCTCTATGATATCATCGCCAAACTCTACTCTTTGCATATTGTCGATGTGAGTCTTTACATCGTCTGTTACCTGACTCTTCACAAGTTGCTCATAATCTGCGCCCAACTCAGGGTCTTTCATCTTTAATGCTTTTATTCCTGCCTCTGTTAAGTCAAAAGTAGAAGAGAATAACCCACGCATTGCACCAGCTCCTACAATAGCTGTTACTGCGTTTGTCGCCTCTGTCGCTATGGAAGTCTTTATTCCAAGCTCAGTTTTAAATCCATAAGCTTTTGGAGCGATAACTGTTTGCGCCATTGCTTCTATTTTCGCCTCTTCCAAAAATGCTTTTCCTGCATTAGATAAGATTGTACCGCCTGATTTGAATGAACCCATTGGTAGAGTTGCTAAAGTAACAGGGTCTTGCAATGCACCTGCCATAGTACCAATCATCTCCATTCCCCAAAATTCTGATGCGTCTAATACTTCTTTTGATTTTTTATAGTCATTTAATGCTGTATCGTTTGCTGTCTGTCTTAGTTCATTAACATTTGTTAAGCCTAGCGTGTTTTGCGTGTCTCTGAATTTTAAATAATCTTTACCAATACCCATACCACCTATATTAACCATGCCTGTATTGCTTGATGTGTTCCAATTCTCTATCGCTTCATAGTCTCCGCTTTCGTATAATGTGTCTAGTTGTTCGAGTATTTTTTTATCAACTCCTAAGATTCGATTATACAGCTTTTCATTATTCGGGTTTTCTTTTATCCATTCGGCTTTAGTTACTTCTACTTGGTCTTTATAGTGATTCATTTCAGAGGTAGATAGATTAACAGCGGTAAAGTTATCCATGCTTGCTACAACCGTCTCCCACCTTGTCGGCTCATGTGTATATTCTTCAATCGGGTTTGCATCGTTAAGTTCAGTAGAATTAAATAACATTTAATACTCCAATATTAATGGTGTGCCGTCAGTTTTTTGAAGCAATGTAGGCTCTAATCCACCATTCAAATATAAAGCATATTTACCTGCACCGACTGATGTTATTCTAACTCTGTTGCCTCTTGTAAATAAAAGTGCTTCCTCTGGTGTATGCCCTTTAATATTTGCAAAGTCAGCAATTGTTAGCTTCTCATCAATCCACTCATCAAAATCATCTTTACTTGCTCCGTCAGGCATGAAAAAATCTTGCTTATTTCTTTTATACATTCCATTAGTCAGGTCGTTAATTGCTTGTCTTTCACTTAGCCCTTTAAGGTTTGTTATATCACCTTTAGATTCTGCTAAGTAGAGAGAGTATGCTAGTGATGAATCTACTAAGGCATCTATATCACCTGTGTTTGCTCTAATCATTGCATTACCCATTTTACCAAGTAATGTAGTTCTAAACTCAGTGATATACTCTTGTGGACCTGCTGCTTTAAGTAAGCCTTGACCTCTAAGCACTCCTTTTGCTACCTCATCTTTTCCCTCTTCTACTAAAGAAGCTGCGAATGTGTAAAGCGGTGCGCCTTTCTTTCTTAGTGCATTGGTTTGATTTGGCGCTGCTTCTGTAACAGTTCTCATAAAGTCGATTTTCTCTGACATTGGAGTATCTGCACTTTCTAAATATGCTGCCCACTCACTAGCTTCTGCCTCAGTAAATAGAGATGTAGCGTTTTTGCTATATTCTAGTTTGTTTTTCTGTTGATTCGCTACTCTGTTTGGAAGCTCTTTCATTAGTGCGCCAAAGCCATTAGAAACATTTATAGGCGATATTGAGTATCTACCCTCAGCAACACCTTGTGCCATTGGGTCTTTCTTTGCATCTGCTCTACGACTAGCTAGATTCGCCTTAGCTTGTGCGATTACTTTAACATCAGTATCTGAACCCTCCGGAGTGCTTTTGTAGTTTGCTACTGCTGCTTCTTGCTCAGGAAGAGACATATAA